GTGAACCCCCTGGAGGCATGGGGCACGAGCGGCACGGTCACCCTCCGCACCGTCATCCGGCACGCCAGCGAGCTGATTCACCCGAAGACGACCGAAGAGAACTACCCCGTCCTCAAGCACTTCCCCAGCCTCCAGTCCCTCGCACAGGCCCTGATCGTGGCCGACCACGCCGGAGAGCCCACCAGCACCCTGCAAGCCCTCGCGCTCGACCTCCTGGCCGTGATGAAGGACGCCCGCGCCAGCCAGGAACCCAAGCCCAAATCCACCCGCCCCGCCACCGAAGTCCTGACCCGACCGCAGCAGCTGCGGGATCAGGACCAGCAGCTCCGGGACCTGAACCGCAAGGCCCGCGCCAGCACCACCGACGCCCCCATGCCCGCCCTGTTCGACCTCCCCACCAAGCCCGGGCAGAAGCAGCGCAAGAAAGACACCAAGCCCGCCAGCACGTTCTTCACCCAAGGAGCACCACGATGACCACCACCCCTGACACCGCCGAAGCCGCCCGCACCGCACAGCTCGCCGTCGAACTGGACATGATCTACCCCGGGCGCCGCTGGTCCCTGAAAGTCGGTGACCAGGGTGACTTCACCGGGCCGCACGCCACTCCCGCCGAAGCCGTGGAAAGCGCCCGCCAAACATTCGCCGGGTTCGACGACATGCTGAGTGCCGGTGACGTCACCATCGGCCTCTGGACCGAGGAGCTCCTGTTCCTGCATCTGCAGCACCGCATGGTCGGCGCAGGCCTCCCGCTCGACGTCGCGCAGCAGCTGATCACCGATTACGCCGAGGCACTGAGCGACGCTCACGAGACCGCCAACAGCGAACGCCTGTGGCTGGGCTTCACCGACGTGTACACCGTCAGCGCCGACGGCGTGCCGGAGGTCCTGGCATGACCCGCAGCACGCTTGACCCGAAGCCGGTGGGGATTGACGGCATTGACCTCACCGCCAGCCGCAAAGGCCTGCGCGTCACGCTCACCATTCCCGCCGTGCAAGGCGGCCTGAAGCCCGAGGAAGTCGCCTACTGGCAGGACCAAGTCTTCCTGTTCGACCAGAGCCGAGTGATGTTGCGCGACATCAAGGACCTTACCCGCGTGCTGCGCGCCCTCCCAGACGAGGCGCTGACCGAAGAAGCCCGCGCCCTGAAGGAACGCATGACACCCCTCGATACCGAGGTCAAACCGTGAAGCCCCCGGCCCTGACCACCCAGCAACTGAAAGAGCGCGGCTGGACGCCCGCCATGATCCGCGAGCTGCTCGGCAAGCACGACCGCGAGCGCGCCAACGAACTGCGCGTCGGCAACCGCGGCCGCCGCGTGGACGCCCCCGTGAAGCTGTACCTGGAAGAGCGCGTCGTGAAAGCCGAAAGCACCGCCGCCTTCGCCCGCGCCCAGGACGCCGCCCGCGTCCGCCAGGACAGCGCCAACCAGGGCGCCGAGACCCGGGCCGCCCGTCAGCAGCAGCAGGCAGACGCGTTCGTGGACGCATACACGCCCAACATCGTCCCCCCCGAGAACGCCACCGCCATGACCCGCACCGAACTGTGGCGCCACCACATGGACGGCCTCGACGAGTGGCAGTACTCCGCCCAGGCGGACGCCCTGCTCGGCGGCCTGCGCGGCAAGCAGCGGCGCGACGCGCAGAACCGCCTCTACGCCAAGCACCGCGCCGCCGTGCACGCCGTCTACGGCTGGACGGACGAGCAGTGACCGCCCCCGCCCCCTGCCCCGCCTGCGCGGCCCGCGACGTGGTGCGCGCGGCCGCCCGGGCCAAGATCGCCCGCCTCACGCCCCGCCAGCTCGCCGTCGCCCGGCTCGTCGCCCAGGGAAAACGCGGCCTCCAGATCAGCCTGGAACTCGACATCGGTGAGAAGACCATCCGCAACGTCCTCTCGGTCGTGTACGCCGAACTGGAACTCGACAGCCGCACCGCCCTCGCCCGCCTGATCTGGGAGGCCGAATGAACACCGCCGGACTGGACCGCCGCACCGAAGACGCCCGCATGTACATGCGGCTCGTCGAGAAAGCCCTGACCACCGACCTCACCGATTTCGAGGCGTATCTGCTGCAGCAGTTGCACGAGCGCCTGCGGTCCTTCCGCCGAACCTTCTTCATGCAGCCCGCTGAGAAGAAGGAACGCCTGCCCGTGTACGCCGAACTCGAACCCGGCCAAGTCCCCGCCCTGGAAGAGGTCATGGGCGCCATGGAGCGCAAGGGCTGGGAGTTCCACTTCTCCAGCCGCGTCTTGGACGGCCACCGGATCTACAGTGCCCGCGCGTGGCTGCCCGGCGAGCCGGACGGCCTGAGTCGCAAGTGCCGTGACCCCTTCCCCAAGGTGGCCCTCGCTGGGGCCTGGGTGGAGGCTGAGCGGTACTACCGCAACCGCTGGAACCGCGCCGCAGAACAACAGGCCCAGGCGGTCGCGGTATGAGCGCCCCCACCCCTCTCCCTACCGATTTAGACGGCATGTGCGAGTTCCTGCGGCGCAGCAAGTGGGATTTCAAGTTCGTCAGCCGCACCCTCCCGGACGGCACTCAGCGCTACAGCGCCAACGTGTGGCGCAGCGACGCGCTGGGCGGCGGGCACAAGTGCGTCGCCCTGACCGCGCCCCTCGCCCTCCAGGCCGCGCTGCTCAGCGCCCGCAAGTGCCGGCACCGTCGCCAGCAGCGCCAGGCCAAACGAGTCAAGGCGATGCCCGCATGACCGCTCCCTCCACGCCAGAGCCGACCTGCGTGGAGTGCGGCCGCGCCGCCGACCCCCGCCAACGCTGCGTTGATTGCCGAGAGCCCGTCTGCGTCCGCTGCGCCACATACGACGACGACGGAGTGCTGCACTGCCCCGAATGCCTGGAGGACGCCTCGTGAACGACCCCGCCGCCGTGAACCTGAACGACCGCGCGTACGTGCGCCTGACCCCCGCAGGTCAGCAGCAGATGGAGATCTGGCACGAGGAGCTCCGGGCATCCATCGCGCCGACCGCGCGGCCCTTCGTGACCTCCCCGGAGCCGGACGCCGACGGCGTGCTCGCGGAAACCTGGCACTGGCTCATGCAGGTCTTCGGCCCGGCCTGCCTGAACGGCCAGGACTTCCCCTTCGAAGGCGGGCAGATCTACCTCACCCACGCCGCCGCCCTCGCGAATGACGGGAAGCGCGCATGAATCTCCCCTTCCCCGTCAACCAGAACGGCGAGTGCCCCTACTGCCTCATGGACGTGCACGACTGCCAGTGCAGCTGGTGCACCGTCTGTGGCCGACACGACAGCGACTGCCGCTGCCACGACTGCCCCCTCTGCGGCGGCCCGGCCTCCGGCTGCCTCTGCGACCCCACTCACATCCCCAGCGAGGTCTGACATGCCCCCCCTGCAACTGAACCACCGGCAGAAAGTCATGAACGTCATGCTCACCGACCCCGAGCGCGAATGGACGCCGTCCGAGGTCAGCATCGTGCTGGGCGTCTCCCCCAAGGTCACGGCGGAACCCATGGCCAAGCTCGCCCGGCGCGGCGACCTGGTCCGCGGCCCTGAACGGGGGCGTTACCGCGTGGCCACCCGTGAGGAGCGCGCCGCGTTCGCCCGCGCCCAGGAGGCGGCGTCCGTGGTGGCCGCCATCCCCACCCCCGCACCCGCGCCAGTCTCGCCCATCACGGAATCGGAGCGCATCATGATGCTCCGCACCCTGCGTCACCAGAGCCGCCCCATGACCCCCGCACTGATCGCCGGTCGCCTGGGCAAGTGCGGCATCCGCCTCGCCCGCACCGACGAGTTGCTGACTCTGCTCGCAGCTGAGGCCGCCGTCCGCCAGTTGCCCGATGGCCGTTGGGAGCTGGTCGCATGACTGCCGCCGCCGACTCGCTGACGATCAAGGAAGTGCAGCGCCTCGAGGAGCTGGAGTTCGTCATTCGTGCAGGCTGGAAGACGTTCCTTCAGGTGGGGGAAGCCCTCAACGAAATCAAGGAAAGCCGCCTGTACCGCAAGACCCACCCCAATTTCGAGGCGTACTGCCAGGACGTGTGGGGCTGGACCCGGCAGCGCGCCTACGCCCTGATTCGCAGCATCAGCACGGCAGAGGTCATGAAGACCGTCGGCGTGACTGTGGAAAATGAGCGTCAGGCCCGCACTCTGCAACCCGTCGCGAGGGAGGTCGCTCGCACCCCCGCACCGCAACGCACCCCGCAGACGCTCCAGCAGGCCAGGGAAGTTGTGCAGACCCGGGCGGACACCCGCGCGCGCGTCGAAACCACGATCCGTGCAGCGTTGCCACCTGCCGCCCCGAAGAAAGTCGAGTTCGTGTTCCGCCTGGAGGGTGGCCGCTGGAAAGGTGCGGTCTTCATCGCGCAGCAGCCGCAGCACATTGAAGCCGCCACCCTGCCGGAACTCATGGAGAAGATCCAGGCCGCGCTGCCGCAAGAGGCCCGCGCGTGAACCGCCGCGACAGCGCCCTGCACGCGAGCTGCACCGGCGGCGTCGTTGACCTCACGGCGCTCGACGACCCCCACTCCAGACGGCACGTCGAGCTGTACTACCACCCGCGCACCATCCGCGTCCTGCATGGCGAACACCGAGGCTGCTACGTCAGCGAGGCCGTGCACGAGGTCCTCCATGACCTCATGCGGCACTTCCACCACGTCGAGGTCCTGAACTTCACTGCCCGCCCCTGGCAGCGCCTGTGGCAACCCACCCCCGCCAAGCTGATCATCGCCAGCCGCCCCCGGAGAACCCGCGCGTGATTCCCACCCGGCCCGATGTGCTTCACGCGCTGGTCGCGTCCGCTCAGGCAGGCGGGCAGGCCGCGCTGTGCGAGTTCGGCGGGCAGCACTTCAAAGTCGTTCAACGCCAGGGCCGGATCCTCGTGGGTGCCTGGGTGGACGCCCCCCGTCGCCTCAGCGACCGCGAATGCGAGGAGATCGGGGAGGACGCTGGGTTCTACGATCCGCGCGTCACCCGGTTCGCCTTCGCCGAGTGCGCCACCGCCCGCCTGATCGTCGAGGGGTACACCGGCCCCCTGTGCGACCACGAGTGCCCGCTGCCCGCCCACTTCGACGGCAAAAACACCTTCGGGGACATCGCCAAGTGCATCAAGTGCGGCGTCACCCTGATCGCCTCCCAGTCCCGGCGCGGCCAGCATCAAGAGTTCGCTTACGACACCTGGGGCCTCCGGAGGCACATCTACCTGGCGTGGAAGCGCCGCGGCCCCCCGCCCGGCGCACTCCAGCCGCACCCCCACCACGGAGGAACCCAGCCCTGAAGATGTCCCCCGCCGACCTCCTGGCCTACCAGGAGCGCCATCCGCGCCTGTTCCAGCAGCCGCAGCCCGCCCCCGGCCCCGCCGGGGCGGGTTTGCCGTGCGCCCCCGCCGCGCCGGTCGCTGTGGCGACCATCCAGCCCGGCCAGAGCCTGTGCTTCACCCTCCCCTACCCCCCGAGCCTGAACCGCATCTGGCGGGCCATCGTCACGCGCCGGCAGGGCAAGGTCGTCGCGCGGATCCTCCTGAGCCTGGACGGCCGCGCGTACCGCCAGAAGGTCATCACCCATGTCGCCGAGCTGGACCTGCCCGCCCTGCCCGGCGGCGCCCGCCTCGCGCTGCACCTGCACGCCTGCGCGCCCGACCAGCGCAAGCGCGACCTGTCCAACATCCCCAAGGCACTCGAAGACGCCCTCACGCACGCCCAGCTCTGGGCGGACGACTCCCTGATCGACGATCTGCGCGTCACGCGCGGCCCCGTCACCCGCCCCGGCCACGTCCTCGTGACCATCACCCCTCTGGAGATCCCATGACCAGTCACCACGCGCGCCAGGAGGCCATCCCCATGCTCACCGCCGATCAACAGCCTGACCTGTACCGCCTGCTGGCCGTGTTCAGCGGCATCCCCACCCCTACCGTGCCCGCACTGGTGGCCGCGGGCCTGCACTCCGGCGCGGCCAGTGAGCCGATCAGCGAGGCGCAACGGGCGCTGCTGCGCCTGCTCAGCCAGGACCGGCGCATCCAGTGGGTCACGTGGGGACCGGACGGCCCCGGCTACGTCCTGACCGGCATCGGCGAGGAAGCCGTGAAGATCTACGCGCAGCGGTACGGTCCAGCTCACGCCCGCCGCCGCTGGCCTCCCATGCGGGAGATGCTCGTGTTTGAACTCCTCGAGGCGTTCGACACCACCAGCGAGCGCAGCCTGAAGGGCGCACTCGTCGAAGCCGAGATCATCACCGCCAAGATCGACGTCGCCAACATCTACAAGCAGCTGCTCGCCACCCTCGTGCACGTCGGATACCTCACCCGCAGCGGCGACGGGTACGTTCGCACCGAGGCCGGGCAGGACGCCCTGCAGGACTACCAGCGGCGCACCCCCCAACGCCCCGGACGCAAGAAGTCCAGCGGCATGCACCCGAGGAAGGACCGCGAGTGACGGAATCCACCTGGAAACGGACGCTCCGCGAGGCCAGCGAAGCCGACGACCGCCGCGAAAAGCAACCCCGCCGCGCCCACCACGCGCCGAGCCTGCTCAGCCTCCAGCCGGGGGATACCGTCTGGTACATCCCGAAGCACATGGACGCCGCGTACGCCGGGCAACAGGCCACCGTGCGCCGAGGCCCCCGCAAGGACGTCCTGAACGCCAGCGTCCGCGTCGAATTCAGCGACGGCCAGCAGCGCACCCTGCGCCTGAATCTGGTCAGCCGCGCCGCCCCCCGCACCGCCACCGCCCCCCTGATCGACGAGGCCCGCCGCCTCCCGAGCTGGAAGCGCCTACTCGCCCTGTTGGACCGCCCCGAGGAGGAAGCGCGCCAGCAGGCCGAGGACCGCGCCCGCCAGATCGCGGGCATGGTCACGCCCAAGGCGGAACGGAAGTTCTCCAGTGACCTCGTGCCCGCCCTGCTCGACGCGGCCCGGGCAGATCTCGCCGCAGCGGCCGCGCGGCAGGCCCAGCGGGGCGGGCGCGGCCCGGTCGCCCCCACCCACCTGCCCGTCCCGACCGATGACCTGGCGCAGCTGGAGTTGGATCAGGACCGCCGCGCGATGATGAACAACATCGCGCGCGCCATCCACCGCCGGTACTTCCTGTCGGACGCCGAGCTGCGTGACCTGACCGAGAAGGAACGTGAGCAGGAGCGCGTGCAGGGGCTCGTGAGCGTGTTCATCCGCACCGCGCAGGGCGACGCGGGCCTCGTGCCGGTCAAGGACAGCAGCAAGGGCAAGGGCAGCGCCCTGCACGGCCAGCTGCACGACAGTCTCGCCGAGGCGTACCCGCTCGCCCTGGAGGCCTGCCAGATGCTCGTCGCCGGGAAGGACCAGCACGCCATGACCCTCGCGCTGGACGTCCGGGAGCGGCTGCTCGCGCACGTCGCCGCGAACACCGAACTGGACCGCGCCCGCCGCAAGCACCACACCGGCCGGTACTTCCACGGCGACGTCCTGAGCGTGCGCGAGGAGCACGAGGACGGCAGCATGACCCAGTACTACGCTCGCCTGACCATCGTGTACGCCGAGGACGGCCACAGCCTCATCGTGGCGAACGCCGCCGAGCTAGAAAGCCTGACCGGCACCCGCGCCGGAGTCCAGGCCTGGACCAGCCTGTGCCGCTGGATCGAGGACCACAGCGACCGCGCCGGAGGCCGCAAGCAGGGACGGCGCCAGGACGACGATGAACACCTGCTGTACCGGGACGACCGGGATACGCTGGTGCTGCGTGACTCCGTCGAGCGGTACCCCAGCATCCTGCGCGCCTTCGAATGCATCCGCCGGGCGCTGATGATGCCCGAGCGGGCCAAGGACATCCTGCGCAGCGAGATCCCCGACAACCACCCCGCGCCCGGCCATCACGTCCTACAGCAGACTCTTGCTAAAGAGGGGGGGCTTGACAAACTCCCGCAGAATTAGCCTAATCTTCATCAAGCTGCACTTCGAGTATCAACAAAAGCCCCCGCCCAGCGCGGGGGTTTCTCGTTGTGCAGCAATTCACCTCTGGAGGTCCCCATGCGGAAATCCCTGATCGTCCTGGTGCTCACCCCCTTCGAGATCTTCACCGCCGCCGCGCAGGGCGCCGTGCACACCCTCAGCGACCTGTGCAGCGCGTTCACCCGCTCGTGGCAGCGCGACGACCTCGCGCCCTACGCGCTGGCCGACGCGCCGGACCCGGTGACACGCCTGGACCTCCAGCGCGGCCAGATGCCCGCCCCGCCCGGCCCCACCAGCCGCGCGACCCGGCCGCAGCGCGACCAGCGCCCAGGCCTGAGCTTCTTCACCCTCCCCCAGAACAAACTCGCGTTCTGAGCCACAACTGAATACCCCGCCTGACCCGGTCCCACGAGGCCGCGCAGGCCCCTGATCCACCCGCCCCAGCCGCCGAGCTGGGGTTTCTGCTGCCAAGAACTGGCAGCTACGCGGCGTGACCCGCCCAGCGTCCCCTCCAGCGCCTGCACGGTCACCTCCCCCCCGCGGTTCGCAGTGCGGCCCACCCGGAGCCGAAATCCGGGCTACGCGCTCCTCCAGGCCGACGTCTGAGAGCAGCGCCGCCACCGGGCCGTCCGGAATCACCGGCCCCACGACCACCTCAAGACGCCGCTGCCCCCGGGCAAATCCTTGGCGTCGCCCCGATGGGAGTCCACCGCGTCGACCGTGGTGGACAGTCGGGTTGGAGCACGCATGTCCAGTAAGAAAACCCAGGCCCAGGCCGCTGCCGCATCAACCCTGCGGATCGAGTATCTGCCCCTCGCCGAGCTGGCCCGCTGGCCCGGCAACCCCAAAGAGCACGCCGACGGCGCCATCGCGGCCAGCATCAGCCGCTTCGGGTTCCGCGATCCCCTCGCGATCGACGAGACCACCGGGCGCCTCATCGCCGGTCACGGTCGCCTCAGTGTGCTCGAGCGCGCGCACGCCGCCGGGCAGCCCGCCCCGCAGTTCGTGCAGGTGCGCGAGGACGGCATGTGGCTCATCCCCGTCACGCGCGGCGGATCCTTCGCGGACGAGAGCGAGGCCAGTGCGTACCTGATCGCCCACAACCGCACCAGCGAGCTGGGCGGCTGGAACGAGGACCTGCTGGCCGGGATGCTCGGCAGCCTGGACGACAGCCTGCGCGCCGTTGCCGGATTCGACCTCGACCAGTTCGTGCGCGAGACGACCGCCGCCGCGGCCGCCGTGACGCTGCCCCCGGCCCCGCCCAGCGAGTTCCTGAACGACCTGATCACGCCGCCCGCGCCGGTCGCCCCCTTCCCGGCCGCCGCCGCGCCTGCTGGGCTGCCCCAGGTGCAGACGCCGGGTGGTCAGGCTGCTGACCCCGGCGCGACCGTCGCCACCCCGTCAGCGCCTGTGCCAGCGCCCACCATCACGACCCCGCCCCCGCCCGGCGGCGAGGAGTACGTGCAGTTCGTCGTGGTGCTGCCCACCAGCGAGCGCGCCGAAGTGCTGCAGGTCCTGAAGGACGTGCGCGCGAAGACCGGCCTGGAAACCACGCCCGCCGCGTTCATGGCGCTGATCCGCCAGTACGCGGCCGCGAACGGGGTGAGCGCATGACCCTGGACCCCATGAAGCAGCACGCCGACGACGAGAACGAAATCCACAACGTCGCCGCGCACCAGGACCCGGGCCAGAACGTCGTGACGCCCGTGCTGCGGCTCAGTGCCGAGCTGGCCAGCCATATGGTCTGGGCGTTCGCGCGAATCGTCCGCGCCGCTCATGCCAGCCGCGACGCGCGCAGCCCGGACCTCGACGGCATCATCCGCGCCCAGGAGTTCGAGGAAGGCGACGTGTACATGCTGGAGAAGCCGTTCGACGGGTACGAGTCCAGCCGGTACCTGATGGACTTCTACGACGTGACCGAACGCGGGATCTGCTCGCGGATGCACCTGCACACCGGCACGCGCTTCGTGCGGATGATGACTGGCCCTGACACCACCATCCGGGTCGGCAGCCTCAGCCCGTTCGTGGTGACCAACGTGCGAGGTGTGACCCCGTTCGTGCCTGAGCAGTTCGAGGACCTGCTGCCCGACCTGCCCGAAGACGTGCAGCTCACCCGGTACAACCTCGTGGTGCCCGAGAACAGCTTCGTGGACATGCAGATCCCGCGCGGCGTGTCCCACCAGTTCAACGCGATCGGCCCCAACGCCGTGATCGACAGCGTTCACCCGGAGGAGTCCATCGAGGTGTTCCGCGAGCGCATGAGCTGCTTCCGGATGATGGCCCAGACGATCTTCCTCACCGAAGACCGGCCCGACGTGAGCAGCTGCACCGGAGGCGAGGCGTGACGGCCGCGATTCCCCGCAAGCAGAGCAGCGGCCAGGACGCCTGGGTGAACGCCTGGGCGAATGTGGAGACGCTGTACCCCGCCGCGCAGCTCGACGCCCTGGTGGCGACCACCCTGACCGAGATGAGCCAACGCCTGAGCGGCCGCCGCGTGGCCTTCGCGTGGAGCGGCGGCAAGGACTCCCTGGTGATCGAGTGGCTGTGCGCGCAGCTGCAGATCCAGGCCTGCGTGTTCGCCATGACGAACCTCGAGTACCCGGACTTCCTGGCCTGGGTCACCGACCACATGCCGCCCCTCGTGCAGGTGATCAACACCGGCCAGGACCTCGACTGGCTCGCCCGGCACCCGCGCATGCTGTTCCCGCAGACCCCGCAGGACAACGCCCGGTGGTTCAAGCTCGTGCAGCACGTCGGCCAGAAGCGGTACTTTCAGCAGCACCAGCTCGACGTCCTGGTGCTCGGGCGCCGGCACGCCGAGGGCAACCACTGCGGCGAGGACGGCCTGTACACCAACCGCGAAGGCGTCACCCGCTACAGCCCCATCCGGCACTGGCCGCACGAGGCCGTCCTGGCGCTCCTCAAACGCGAGGGCTACTCGCTGCCGCCCATCTACGGGTACCCGCGCGGCTGGCAGGTCGGCACCGGCAACTGGGCGCAGCGCCTCTACACCGCCTCACCCGAGCAGGGCTGGGACGAAACCTGGCAGATCGACCCGAACATCGTCCGCGAGGCCGCCACCGTGCTGCCCCAGGCCCAGGCCTACATGACCAGCAAGGGGCTCAGCTGATGTGCGGCCTGTACGCCTACCACCGCCGCAGCGGCCCGCCACAGGCGGACCTGCTCAGCCACCTCGCCACCCTCGCCGGGACGCGCGGCCCGCACGCCCACGGACACGCCACGGCAGGGCAGCGCCACGTCGCGCCCGGCCCGGTCAACCCGGCCAGCCTCGCGGCCGTGACCGGCAGCGTGATCGGGCACGCCCGCATGGCGACCGCCGGGCACTACCAGGACCTTCGCGCCGCCCAGCCCCTCCAAACAGGCGCGCTGTTCATCGCCCACAACGGCACAGTCCCCGCGCACCGCTTCCACGCGACCGCGCACGGGCTCACGCTCCAAACGGACAGTGACAGCGAGGTCCTGGGCCAGTTGCTCGCCCGCGCCGTCACCCTGGCGGGCGTGGCCAGCCTCCTCGACCACCTCACGCCCGGCCTCCCCCTGGCGCTGCTGGTGCTGGAGGCGGACGGATCCGTGACCGCCGCGCGCCGCGCGCACCCCCTGCACGTCCGGCGCGACCCGGAGGGCACGTACCTGTGCAGCCTCCCCTTCGCCGGCAGCACTCCCCTGCCCGACCAGACCGTGACGCGCCTGGACGCGACCGGCGAGACTTCCCACCCTCTCTCGACGACCGCCAGCCTCCGCGCAGCCCAGGGAGGCTCGGCATGGACCCCGTAACTCAGCAGGACCTGCGAGACCAGCTCGGCATCAGCGCCCCCGCCGAGGGCCTGAAGCCCTTCCGGTACAACGCGGCCAACGCCCGGCTCAAGAGCGCGCCGACCGAGGAGGACGTCCTGACCCTGGCCCGCGCCCGGATCCGGCACATCTTCGAGCTGTTCGACCACGTCAGCGTGAGCTTCAGCGGCGGCAAGGACAGCACCATCGTGCTCAACCTGGCGCTGGAGGCCGCGCGCGAACTCGGCCGCACGCCCCTGGAAGTCGTCTTCTGGGACGAGGAGGCGATTTACAGCGAAAACGTGGACTACGTGCGCCGCGTCGCCCAGGATCCCGACATCCTCATGCGCTGGATCTGCGTGCCCGTCAAGCACCGCAACGCCTGCAGCAGTGAGTCACCCGTCTGGTACCCCTGGGCGCCCGAAGACCGTCACCTGTGGGTGCGTGACCTGCCACCGGAGGCGATCACGGCCCTGCCCGGCTACGACCCCACCGACCCCGCCGCGCGCCTCAGCATCCCCGAACTCAGCGGCCTGCTGTTCCCCCCGTCCATGGGGAACTGCGTGCAGCTGCTGGGCATCCGCGCCGACGAGAGCCTGATCCGCCGCGCGGCCGTGTCCCGCCGCGTCGAGGACAACTACATCGTCAAGGACTCGGGCGGGTACGGCGGGGCCAACGACCTCCAGCACGCCGGGAACGTGTGGAAGGCCTACCCGATCTACGACTGGCGCACGGATGACGTGTGGCTCGCGCCCAAGCTGCTCGGCTGGGACTACTGCAAGGTCTACGACCTGCTCGACCAGATCGGCTTCACGCCCGGCAAGCAGCGCCTCGCCCCGCCCTTCGGTGAAGAGCCCATGCAGCGCCTCGACCAGTACCACCAGTGCGAGCCCGCCCTGTGGGACAAGATGCTCGACCGCGTGCCCGGCGCGCAGACCGCCAAGCGGTATTCCAGGACCGAGCTGTACGCCTTCGGGGACATCCCCGACAAGCCGCCCGGCATCACCTACGAAGCGTGGCTGATCGAACTGGTGCAGGCCAACTTCCCAGAGGCCGAGCGGGAACAGGTCAGCAAGGCCATGCGCGCCCACCTGCGCATGCACTACCGCAAGACCGCCGACGCCCTGGCGCCCACCGTCGCCCACCCCCTGACCGGCTACGACTGGTCGTTCTTCATCAAGATGGCGATCAGGGGGAACTTCAAAGGGCGCCGCCAACCGAAGATCGGCCGCAAGACGCCCGACGAGATGGCCGCCGCCCACGCCAAGTACCTCGCGAACCTCCAGCCGTACCTCACCGAGCTGGCAGAGATCCGCGCCCTCACAGGAGCCACCGAATGAAGCACGGACGTGAAGCCCAACCCCTCGCCCGCATCGAATGGATGCCCCGCGAGGACCTGCACGCCAACGGCTACAACCCCAACCACGTCGCCAAACCCGAACTCGAACTGCTCAAGGTGAGCATCATCGAGGACGGCTGGACTCAGCCCATCGTGGCCAGGCCGGACGGGCAGATCGTGGACGGCTTCCACCGCTGGACGGTGTCAGCAGACCCACGCATCTACGCCATGACAGACGGCCTCGTCCCCGTCGTTCGCCTGGAGCCCCCCGCCACCGGCGACCAGATGCTCAGCACCATCCGCCACAACCGCGCCCGCGGCGAGCACGGCGTGCTCCCCATGGCCAACATCGTCCGCCGCCTCCGCGACGAGGAAGGCCTCACGGTCGAGGAGGTCATGGCCCGCTGCGGGATGGAACGCGAGGAGGTGGTGCGCCTCTACGACCGAGGCGGGATGACCGAACGCGGCACCCAGCACAAGACCGAATTCAGCAAAGGCTGGACGCCCACGCGCGGCGAGTAATCCACAGCCGTCCACACCCTTATCCACACCCCCCTGGAGGTGACACCCCATGCCCACACCCAAGAAGAAAGACCGCCGCAGCAGCGGGGCGAAGCCCCAGGGACGCCCACCCGCCTACGACTGGACGGCCATCCGACGCGAGTACATCCGAGGCGACGACCGCGTCACCCTCGAATCACTCAGCTCGGACGCAGAAGTCCACCAAGGTAGCCAAAGTCCCCGCCCCAGCCTGAGCCAGCTGAAACGCCGATCTGGCGCCGAAGACTGGCCGGACCTCCGCTCGCAGTTTCGCGCCCAAGTTGCAGCCAGGGCGCAGGCGCTCGACCTCGAAACCGTGGAGCAGGTGCGGATGCGGCAGGCCACCCTCGGCAAGGCGCTCCAGACACTCGCCGTGCGGGCCATTCCGCACATCGACCTGACGGACGTTGGGCCGCACGAAATGGCGCGCCTGGCGCTGGTGGGCACGCAGATCGAGCGGCAGGCGCGGGGCATGGAGGAGTACACCGTCCGGATCGAAGACCTGAGCAGCGCGGCGGACCTGAAGAAGCTGACGCGGGACGAGCTGCTGGAACTGAAGCAGCGGAGGCAGAAGGCCCGTGGCGCGCAGGCGTGAAGCGTGGCCGGACTGGCTGACCGATGACGTGATCATGGCCGCGCTGGCCGAGAAGGAACTGGAGGAACGCGGCGAGCTGCCCGAGCCTGAGGTCGTGCCGCCGCTCACGCTGAAGGAGTTCGTGCACGAGTTCTGGGAGGTCCTGGAACCCGGCACGCCCCTCGCGTGGGGCTGGGCGCTGGACGCGATCTGCCTGCACCTGGAGGCGGCCGCGCGGCGTGAGATCCGGCGACTGATCATCAACGTGCCGCCCGGCACCATGAAAAGCTCGCTGTGCAACGTGTTCTTCCCCGCGTGGGTGTGGGCGGAGCTGGACCCCGGCGAGCGGTTCCTGGCCACGGCCTTCAATGAAAGCCTGTCCATCCGCGACAGCATGAGCTGCCGCCGCCTCGTCGAAAGCCCGGAGTATCAGGAGCGGTACGGGGAGCGCGTGCGGCTCACGCGGGACCAGAACAGCAAGGGGCAGTTCGACACCACGGCACGCGGCCGGCGCCAGGTCAAACCCATCACGAGCGCGACCGGCGCGCGCGGCAATATCCTCCTGGTCGACGATCCGAACAACGCGACCGAGATGGACAGCCGCGCCCACCGCCGCGCGATCACGAACGCGTACGACCAGAGCCTCAGCCGACGCGGCGCGGACCCGAAACGGTACGTGCAGATCGTGATCATGCAGCGCCTGCACGAGGAAGACCTCACCGGGCACCTGATCAGGAAGGGCGGCTGGGTGGTGCTGCGCCTGCCGGAGAAGTACGAACCGGAGCACCACACCGTCACGCCCATCTGGGAGGATCCCCGCACCGAGGCGGGCGAGTTGCTGTTCCCGGAGTTCCGTGACGAGGAGGACTACAAGCAGGCGGAGCTGGATCTCGGATCGTTCGGCACGGCGGGGCAGCTGCAGCAGCGGCCCGTGCCGGCAGGCGGGGGCATCGTGAAGGGCTGGTGGTGGCGGTACCACGCTCCAGCAGACCTCATCCCGACGCTGCCGCCGCTGCGCCTGAAAGTCGTGAGTGACGACGGTGACGTGACCGAGATCGACGCCGTGGTGGTCCCCACCCCGGACGAGTTTGACTTCACGCTCACGTCCTGGGACTTCGCGTTCAAGGACAAGAAGGACAGCGACTTCGTCGTCGGTCAGGCCTGGGGCAGCCGCGGCCCCGACGCCTTCCTCCTCGACCAGACGCGCGGCCGCTGGGACTACGTGAAGTCCAAGCAGGCCGTGCTGGACTTCGCTGCCCTCCACTCGGACATCTCAGAGCATCTGATCGAGGACAAGGCCAACGGCCCGGCCATCATCAGCGACGTCCGCACCGTCCTGCCCGGGCTGATCGCCTACGAACCGGACGGCAGCAAGCAGAGCCGCGTGTCCGCCGAGAGCAGCACCATCGAATCCGGGCACGTCCACCTGCCGCACCCCAGCCTCGCGCCGTGGGTCGCCGGTGACTACCTGACCGAGTGGGCGCAGTTCCCGAACGGCGCGAACGACGATCAGATCGACCCGACCACCCAGGCCCTCCAGCGGTTCAAGCAGAAGCGCAAGGCCTGGGCCAAAGGGAAAGAGAAAGCCGCCGCGCAACCCACCAACCTCACCGGGCTCACCAGCATCGGCGGGGAGAAACGCAGCGCCTGGAGGCGATAAGGAGGTGACGAACCCATGACCCAATCCACACCCAAAACCGTAGACCTCAGCATCCTCGGCAGCGGCGGCGCTGGCAGCAGCTGGCGCCGCGAGTTCCTCCCCGAAGAAGGCGTGTACGCATCGCAGCTGTACCAGGAGATGCGCGACACGGACCCGATCATCGGCGCGGTGTTCCTCGCGCTGGAAGCCATGTTCCGGCAGGTGAACTGGCAGGAAGTGCCCGCCAACGACAGCCCGGAAGCCGTCGCGTGGGCGCTGTTCCTGAAGGAATGCCGCGACGACATGAGCCACACCTGGCCCGGCTTCATCGCGGACGTCCTGACGATGTTCGTGCACGGCTGGAGTTACTTCGAAGTCGTGTACAAGATCCGGCGCGGCCCGGACCAGCAGGACGCCCGGTACCGCAGCGCCTACCAGGACGGCCGCATCGGGTGGCGGAAGTTCAGCCTGCGGCCACAGCGGACCCTCTCCCGCTGGGAATACGACGGGGACGGCGGCATTCAGGGCCTCTGGCAGAGCACCCGCACCGGGCTCGTCTTCCTGCCCATCCAGCGCTGCCTGCACTTCCGCACCACCGAAGCGGGCGGCCACCCGGAGGGCCGCAGCTTCCTCGTGAACGCCCGCCGCGCCTACAAGTTCCAGTCCCGCCTGGAAGAGTTCGAGGCGGTGGGGATCGAGCGGGATCTGGCCGGTCTGCCGCTGGTCGAGGTGCCCATCGAGCTGCTCAGCCCCAACGCCACGCCAACCGAGCGGGCCACCCTGCGGGCCATTGAGCAGGTGGCCGCCGGGGTGCGCAACGACGAGCGGGCGTTCGTGCTGATGCCCAGCAGCCAGTACGTCGTGCAGGACGTGGACGAGAAGACCAGCACGACCCGCACGCAGGCCTTGCCCACCGGGTACAAGTTCAGCCTGATCACATCCGGGGGGAGCCGCGCGCACGACACGGACAAGATCGTGAAGCGCTACAGCCAGCGGATCGCCACGTCCTTCCTCGCCAGCTTCCTGCTGCTGGGCGGCAGCGAGGGCAAGGGCGCGCAGGCCCTCAGCGGGGACCTGACGGACCTGTTCGAACAGTCGGGCACAGGGTTCCTGGACGGCATGGCGGCCGTGATCAACCGCTTCGCCGTGGCGGCCCTCATGCGCCTGAACGGCGTCCCGCCGGAACTCTGGCCCAAGCTCCAGCACGGCGGCCTGACCGAAGCGGCCTTCACCGCCTTCCTCGACCGTGTGAACGAAGCCGTCAAGTCCGGCGCGGTCACCCCCGACGAGAACCTCGAAACCGCGCTCCGGCAGAAACTCGGCCTGCCGGAACGCGCCGACACCGCCGAACAGGAGGACACCACCGCATGATTCCCGAACGTCTCACCCCGGAGCAGCTGGCCGCCGCATCCGAGTCCTTTGCAGCCACCGCCGAACGCGGCCTTCGGCAACTCACCGCTACAGGTGCCGCCCTGGAACGACACGCCCGCACCCTGGAGGAATTCGATGACCAGACCGACCACCACACCCCGACCGTTGACTGAGCTGCCCATGCCCGGCGCGCAGCGCCCGCCCACGCCCGGCCCGGCACCCGGCCCTGGGGGGCAGATGCCCAGGCCAGGCAGCATCACGCCGCCCCCCTCGCCCTGGTAGGAGGCCTCCTTGAAACGAAACCTGCACTTCCTCGCCCACGCCCTCCAGGCCGGTCAACTCTGGGCCATTCAGCAGCCGATCCTGGACGAGCTGCACGCCCGCGTCATGAACCCCCAGGGGCACGGGCCCGGCGCGGAGGACCTCACCGAACAGCCGGTCGCGCTGACGCAGCGCGTCCCGCTCGTGCGCGGCAACGGAAAGAGCGTCGCCCTCGTGACCTTCCACGGCGTCGTGATCAGCCGCGTGCCCGCCTGGGCGGAAGGCTACGGGTACGTCAACCCGCAGCGCTTCGCTGCCGAGATCCGCAAGCTGGCCGACGACGCCACCGTCAGCACCATCGTGTTGTCCATGGACAGCCCGGGCGGCACGGTCGCCGGCACTGTCGAAGCGGGGGACGCCGTGGCGTACGCCCGCACGAAGAAGCGCGTGGTGGCCGTCACCAACGACATGGCCGCGTCCGCCGCGTACTGGGTGGCGTCCCAGGCCAGCGAGATCGTCGTGACCCCCACCGCGATCACCGGCAGCATCGGCGTGATCAGCACCCACGCGGACTACACGAAGATGATGAACGCCTGGGGCATCGTCGTCACGTACATCCGCAGCGCCGCGAAGAAAGCCCTCGGGCAGCCGTACGAGCCGTTCAGCGCCGAGGCTCAGGCCGAGTGGCAGAAGACGGTCGACGCGATGTACGCCCAGTTCATCCAGGCGGTCGCCCGCGGCCGCCGCAAGGCCCGCGCGGTCGTCGCCGAGCAGTGGGGGAGCGGCGAGGTCTGGACCGGACAGGCTGCTGTCGCCGCAGGTCTCGCCGACCGGGTGGGCAGCCTCACCGCCGTGCTGGGCGAACTCACCGGCGCCACACCCGCCCCCACGCCTGAGCCGCCCCCGCCGGATCCTGAAGACGATCCGGAGGACGACGACCCGGACGCCCACGCGGCCCCCTCCCCCACTGCCGACGGCGACCCGGACACCCCGGACGCTGAGCAGACCACCAGCCCCACAGACGACCCGCCTGCCACCCCGGAGGCGGGTTCGTCCATCACCCCTGATTCCGCGCCAGACGCGCAGGAGGCACCCATGAAGATGACCATCGCCGCCATTTCCGCGAAGCTCGCCGCTGGCGAGACCCTCAGCGCCGAGGAGCGCACGTTCCTCGACGATCACCTCGCCGCCCAGAGCGCCGCCGCAGCGGGAACGGGCCAGCCCACCCCGCAGGGCGCCGCCAAGATCGACCTGAGCGCCCTGACCCCCGAGGCGCGCGAGGCCGTCGAGAAGGCTCAGGCGGACGCCGCAGCGGCCAACGCCCGCGCCGAACGCGCCGAGAACACCGCGAACGCCGAACGCGACCAGCGCCTCGACCGCGAGTTCCGCGAACGCGCCCTGCAGCTCGGCCAGCCCGCCGCGTTCGGGGCGACCCTGCGCGCTGCCAGCGAGAAGATGACCAAGGAGGAGTACGCCTCCCTGGAGCAGAGCCTGAACGCCACCGGCGCGCAGCTGGAGCTGACCGGCGAGCGCGGCAGCACCCAGGACCGCAAGGCCAGCGGCAACGTGCAGGCCGACTACAAGGCCCGCGTGGACGCCGCCATGAAAGAAGACCCGAGTCTCACGCGCGCCCAGGCGGGCCAGAAGGTCATGCGGGACGACCCGGCCTTCGCCGCCCGCTACCGGGGCCGCTGAGCGCCCGCCAATCGACCTTCCGCCCTCTCACCCTTCAAGGAGTTCACCATGGCCACCATCAAGCCCAAGAGCAGCCACGCGGGCCCCAGCGCCCGCGACCTCACCCCCTTCCAGTGGCGCGCGGCGAAACTCGTCGGCAGCGCCAGCAGCGGCGACAGCGCCAAGGCCGAGACGGATCAGAAGATCGACGTTGCCGGGGCGGGTGATCACGTCTCCGGCGTCATCTTCTACCCCGGCGACAAGCCCGGCGCGCGCACCGTCATCCACACGAGCGGCCGCCTGAAGATCAAGCTCGGCTTCGCCGGGAAGGCCAACGACCGCATCAAACCCGGCGCGGACGGCGTGGCCCTGCTCGCCGGGCCGGGCGAGGCGTACTTCGGCACCCTGATCGAGGCCGCCCCGAGTGGGGCCATCGCGCCGTTCGAGTTCGACCACGGCACCAACCCCGGCGCATAACGCACCCGCGACCGTTCCCCACCTGCCCGCCTGAGCTTCACGCTTCGGCGGGCTTCGCCTTCCCACCAGTCCCAGGAGGACTCACATGCTGAAAATCGGTCACGCACTACTGATGGGCGCTCTGCACGCGGCGTACGACACCACCACCGGTCCCCTGCCTCCCATGCACGAGGGCGGTCAGGCGGACCAGTACCTCACCGACATGGCCATCGACGACTCCGCCAACGCCGAGGACTTCCTCACGCCCAAGATCTTCCCCCGCCTGGACGTCGCCCGCAGCAGCGGCGAGTTCGACGTGTGGGATCGCGGCAGTCTGCTACGCCCTGAGTTCCGCGATCACGCGTATGGGGACATCCCGAACCAGGCGCACGTCAAGAAGGGCAAGGGAACGTACCGCGTGACGCACCGCAGCCTGGAACGGCCCATTGACCCCGAGGACATGGCCAGCGTCCGGAACCCCATGCAGATCGAGGAGGACGCCGCGCTGTACCTCGCCGGTCAGGCTCGCCTGGACATGGACCTGCGGACGGTCGAGCACGCCATGCGTGAGGACGCGGGCTGGACGTTCCAGTATCGGGGCGTGGGGGCCAACCCCAGCCACACCGAGGACACCCCCGAGTTCCTGCAGTTCGACCAGCCGGGCGCGGACGTGGCGCAGTTCATCCGTGGTCGCGTGCGCCGCTTCAAGAAGGCGACGAACCGCAAGCCCAACGTGCTGGTGCTGGGCAGCGACGTGGCCGCCGCACTGGCCTTCAACGAGGACATCGTGGACCGCGTGAAGTACGTCATGAAGGGCGTGGCCGATCTGGACCTGCTGGCCGGGTTCTTCGACGTGCCGACCGTGCTGGACGCGACCGGGGTCTACAACAAGGCCATGGAAGGTCAGGCCGATGACACCCAGTACATCGTGGACCCCAAGAGCATGCTGCTGACCTACGCCGCGCCCCGCCCCAGCCGCCTGAACCCCAGCGGCGGGTACACGTTCGTCTGGAACAACCTGTACACCAAGTTCGACGGTGAGCAGGAGCAGGTGGAAGGCGGCCTGGCCCTGATCCGCCGCGGCCGCGACAGCCGCAGCGGCGTGCGGTGGATTCAGTGCCACCACGCCGTGGACACGGTGATCACCGCGCCTGACCTGGGCATGTTCTTCAAAGACGTCGTCGCGGCCAGCGCCACCGACTGGTAAGCCCGGGAGGGCCACATGACACAACCCGCCTACGTGGCGCTCAAGCCTCTGCGGTTCGGGACTCAGGCCCTCCAGCCTGGGGATCCCGTGCCCGTGGAGGCTGGGCGCAATTACGTTCAGATGCTGCGCCTGGGACAGATCGCCGAGATCTCCCGGGGCGCAGCCCTGGCTTTTGCCCAGGCCACCCCTGCCGCTCCCTTCCCTGAGGACAGCGCCGTGATCTTCGTCGGGGAGGACGGCGCGCACGCGCTGGCCACCTTCCACCTCCTGCAGGACGCCCCGGAGGACGTGCGCGGCGAGCTGGAGTTGCCGCCCGGCGCGCAGGTGGCGCTCGTGACGTTCGCGGACGATCAGGAGAGCACCTTCGTCCTGCCGGACAGCCTGCTACCCGAGCAGCCCACGCTGCGGCTGATCGAGGACCTGAGCCGCCAGGACGATCCGCCCGCGCCTGTCACGCCCTGGCAGGAGGGCAGCCTGGTCGTGTGGGTGAACGCGGACGGCGCGCCCCAGCTCATGACCTTCGAAGGGCTCGACAACCCGGGTGACGTCCAGTCCGCCCGGGTGCGGCCGCTCGCTGAGGAGGGGCAGCCGGAGCCGGGCGTGCAACAGGTGCGCCTGGAAGATCTGCTGCCGGGCGTGCCAGCGACGCGCCTCATGGCGTTCGAGCAGAACCGGGTGGCGGAAGCTGCGGCCACGCACGCTCAGGCCAGTGAGGTGCAGCTGGCGCTGGCGGACAAGCTGGAAGGGCGCATCACGTTCCTGGAACTGCTGGTCAAGGCCGTCCGCGCGACGGGTGACACCATCCCGGAGGACTTCCCCGCTGCCGAGTTCCTGGCGCAGAACGGCATCACGACCCTGCCGGGCCTGCGCCTCCTGGCGGACGGCGAGCAGGGCCGGGACAACCTCATGGCGCTCGACGCCATCGGCGGTGGCCGCGCGGACAAGATCCTCGCCGCGCTGGCCAGCCCGCCCACTCCGGAGGGTTGACCGTGACGGCGCCCGCACCGACCACCCTGACCCCAGAGCAGTTGGCGGCCGTCAGGACGTATGCGACCGCCGCCGCGCTGAACTATCACGATGCCCAGGTGCCGGAGGACGACCAGGTGGACCTGTACGCCGCGTGGATCGTCCACCAGGACCTGCGGCTGGTGGCGGCGGACGTGCTGGAGGCTGCGTGCCTGAAAGCCTCCCAGCAGGCCGCAGATATCAGTGCCGGCGAGGTGAAGCGCGTGAAGGTGGACGGCGAGGTGGAAACCGAATTCTTCGCCTCGACGCCCGTGGATAGCGTGACGGCCGCCTCATGGTGCGCGCGCGCCGAACGCCTCCGGAAGCAGGCCTCGTCCCTCGCCGGGGGCGGCTCCCGCCTCGTGCCGTCGCCCCTGGCGGGCATGGTGGCCGGTGGTAACACCGAACCCGTGTTCCGCATCACGCGGCCCTGCGGGGAGGACGCGTGAACCTCCGTGACGCCATCCAGAAGGGCGTAAACGCCAGCGTCACCCCCGAGATGCTGGACCTACGCTTCCGGCACCAGTTGACCTTCCGCCTGGGGGCCCACACCTGGGACGTGCGGGGCAGCGTCCGCGACCCGCAGCGCATCGACCCGAAGGCCCTGGTCCGCATGGGTCAGCTCACCAGCGCCCAGGGAATTGCCACGTCCGACCTACGCCTGCTGACCATCCACCCGGACGACGCGGTACCCGCAGCAGGCGCGCAGGTCGCCTGGGATGACGGAACGCTCGAAGTTCTGGAATGGAGTCAGCCCAGCGATTTCACCGGCCAGCGCCTCGGCACCTGCGTGCTGCGCCGCTGACCCTGGAGGCATCATGACCACAGACCAACCCCTGCCCGAGCAGCTCGTGACCACCACCCTCGTCTGGCACCCAGAACGCGGCGCGTCCATCCAGGAAGGCCAGCCCTTCCCGGTCGACGCGAAGAATTCGGAAATGGTGGCCGTCGCCCGGAAGTACATCCAGAAGGGCTACCTGCGCGACGCCTTCGAAGCCGCTCCGACTCGGCACGGCCCGACCGCACTGACCAGCAACTTCCTCGGGCGCGGGAAGCTGGTCGCGGCTGGGTACGAGACGTTCGAGAGCCTGCGCGGCAAGACCGCCGCAGATCTCTCGACAGTCGAAGGCCTCACCGAGGGGCAGCCTGAACGCATCGTGGCGCTGGTCGCGGCCCACTTCGGCGAGTAAGGCATGCAGGGCCCTCCTGCGCTGGTCGCCCACCTGCGCGCCCTGCTGATCGCCGGGCTGCCGCTGTCCGAGGACCAGATCCTGCGGCCCGAGCAGCAGCGTGAGCCGTACCTGGCAGGACCACAAGATGCTGCTGGGCGTCCTGCGGTCGGGGCAGGCCCACGCGGCTTGAGCGCTTACCTCGCGCAGCATCCTGAAGGGTTCGTGCAGATTGAGGACCCCATCCCCAGCGGCAACAGCGGCGCGCAGGACGTGTACTGGACCGCTGTGGGGGCGGTCGCCGCCACCCGCGAACAGGCTCACGCTCTGGCTCACGCCGTTCGAATCATCCTGGCTGGAACACGCGACGAGCCGGGCTTCTTCCGCACTCAAACCTCCCCCAGCACAGCGCCTCTCGCGCCGGACGCTGTGCTGGTGCGGGTCGTATACACCCGCACGCTGATCCACGGCGTCGTTCCCACCTGACCTCAGGAGGTCCAGCATGTTCGTATCGTCCAACTCCGCCACCGCCATTCTTGCCGCCAACATGGTGCAGGAAGGTCGCATTGCCTTCTTCGATCCCATCAACGGCTTCACCGGCATCAGCTGGGCCAACATGGGCCTCTTCCCGGAAGACGCCGTGGTGTTCCCCGAATCCGAAGTGACCCGCGACCCCGTGCGCGCCCGCAACCCCGAAGGTGGCGCCCCCATCGTCGTGGACGAGCGCATCACCGACACGACCATCACCTACGAACTGCCGATTCTCACGCCCGACGCGACTGTCCGTGCACTGCACAATGGCGCTCCGGCGGTGGAGATGACTGCTGCTTCCATGGTGGGCATCAGCGTGAGCCCTTTCGATCCTGGCGCGAGCGTCCTGGGCCGATTCATCATGCTGGCCAAGATTCCCGGCACCGACCCGGCCCGCCTGTGCCGCCTGTTCTGGCACCCCCGCGCGGCGCTCCAGAGCAACGGCGTGGGCGATTCCCAGGGTTCCCCCACGCTGCTGTTCAACCTGTCCGTCCGCGCGTTCACGTACACGCCCGGCGTGGACTTCACCGACGTGGCTGCGCAGATCACGCCCTACGGCGCCATCTTCAACGTGCCCTTCAACAAGATCGCGGGCCTGCTCGACAAGCTCGACGCTGAAGCCGCCGCGGTCTAAACCTCTCGTCGCGGCCTGCCCAGCAGGTTTTCATGGCAGGCCGCGCGCTGTCCCACCAACAGGAGAATGATGTTTGCCCAACTCGCCGAGGAGATCACCGCGCGGCGCTCAGCCGCCGTCGCAGCTCAACTGTCCACGGACGACCTGCTCGACCTGCTGGCTGTCTTCGGCGTGCCGTCCGAGGAGGCTCAGGCAGGCCTTCGCGCTTTCGCGCAGGCGTCCATCTGTCGTCCGCCCCTCAGCGCCCGCCTCCTGCTCGCGCCGCGCGTGAACGCCTGATGCTCCCCGTTCGGCGCGTCGTGGTGCTCTCGCAGGGCACCGTCACGCTGTTCGCCTGGGGTGCGGACGTGGCAGACGGGCACCTGCACGACCTGCTGATCTTCACCAGCACCCTTGGGGAACTGCGGGATGACTGGGGCGCCATGGAAACCAGCGACGTCGAGCCCCGCGTGTGGAGTGGCTTCTGGCGGCTCGTGCGGGCCAGTCTGCGCGGCCAGGAACTTCCCGAGACCAACTGGAACGACCGGATTGCCCTGGCGGCTGCCATGTGGGAACTGAACGACCTGGAGGCCGCCCAGGGAAAACTGACGGCCCTGATCGAGCGAGCGGACCGGCGCAGCCTGCGACTGTACCAGATGCAGCTGGAGCAGGGCCACAAGACGACACCCTAGAGGAGTACGTGATGCGGGTCTTCGGCGTCTCAGCGCACGACAGCGTCATGCGGATGCCGCCCGCCCAGATCGCGCGCGCCGCTGAGATCCAGGGTGAGCGGGACGCCGAGTCGAGACTCCTGGCCCTGCAGGACATCAGTCTCGCCAGCGGCCTCAAGCTGGGGCAGTCCTACGTCGACCCGAAGAACCCTGGTGGGAAACCCAAGGCAGGCGAGCCGTTCTACAGCCTGCAGGAGTTCAACCGGCACATGGAGGCCGTGGAGAAGGTCGCGCGGCCCTGGTTGCACACACCCGCCATGCGCCGGGCGCGCCGAGAGGCTGAGGAGGAACGCCGTATGCAGGAATTCGAGAAGAACCTCAGGAAGTTGACGTGACGCGCCTGGACAGCCGAAAGTTGGAACAGCAGCTGCGTGCGCTGCTGGCCGTCCCGCAGGCCATGCCCGCAGCCGCCCCTCAGGTCGCGCAGGAAACCCTGGGGCACGCGATCATCGGGGCGCAGGCGAACATCTACAACACCGCCCAGTCGGCGGGCGGATACGAGCGAACCTTCGAGTACATGCGCAGCCTGGACGCCGTGGCGAAGACCACGAAGACCCGCGTGAGCATTCGCATCAGCAGCGACGCGGAGTACGCCCTGGTGATCGAAACGGGCCGGGAGGGGAACCTCGACCAGCTCCAGGCTGAAGCGCTGGCCCGCAACAATGCCGCCGCGCCCTTCACGCAGGGCCGCAGCGGCATCGAGTGGTGGTTGCCCGGCCCGGTCATCACCGGGGCGCAGGTGTACGCCGCGCGCCGCCTCCAGTCCCTCTTCCTGAAGAAGGTCCGCGCGGCGCTGCGCTGATCACCGGCTGTACACGTCCGACTGAATCCAGAGGATGCCGCCCTTCGCGGTACCTTCGAACACCATGGAGCACCAGAACCGGCTGCGGATCATCGCGCCGTAGGTGTTCTGCGAGTCGACGTCCCCTGAGACGAAGTACACCCCGGCGTCCGTGTGGTATCGGGGCGTTCCGACGTTCACGAACTTCGCCACGCTCGGGGTCTTCAGGGTGCTGCGGACGTACTCAAGGCACCGGTCTCGCAGGACCTGATTCCCCGGCAGGCCCTTGATGACTTTGCTTCCAAGGTACGGGTACGCCTTCTGCACTTCCACGTAGTTGAACGACCGCGCGAAGTCCGTGTCCTGCACTTTCTTCACCTCGTTCGCGCCGATTCGTGCGGGCGTGAGGGTGAACGGTTTGGACTGCGCGGCCGCCACGGCGGTAGCCAGCGCGACGACAACCATCAGGGTTCGGGCCATTCCGCAACCTTACCCCGCCACCCCCCAGGAGGCCAGAAAGAATGACCGCACCCAACCTCGCGCCCCTGACCGGGGAAGCCACCCTCGACTCCACTCAGTTCCAGAAGGGCGCCCGTGACGCGCTCAGGGCGCTGCGGGAAGTCACCGACTACGCCAAGCGCAACGGCACCCTGACCCTCACGGCGAAGCTGGCCGGGGCGACCCCGGCGGCCATTCAGAACCAGATCCGGGCGGCCGCAGGAAGCACCCTGAAAGTGTCCCTGACGTTCGATCAGGCAAGTATCCGCACCGCACTGAATGACCTGAAGACCCAGCTCCGCAGTGTCGTGGGCTTGGATCTCAGCACCCTGAACGCTGTGAAAGGCGCGATTGCCACGCAGATCACGCAGCTGACCGCGCTGATCGCTCAGCTGCGCGCCCTTGGCGGCAGCGGCGGGGGTGGAGGCGGGGCCGGGGGCGGGCGCAGCTCGACGCTCAGCGCCGGCACTCAGGCGCTGCTCTCAGATCTGGAAGCAGCGAACAATGCGTTCAAGCGCGGGGACATCAACGCCTCGGCCTACGCCACGCGCCTCAATGCACTTCAAACCAGCCTGCGCGCCGCGGCCACCACGGCGACCGCCGGAAGCACCGAGTTCCGGGCGCTTGATCAGGCGCTCACCCGCACAACCCAGGGCCTGCGGAATGTCAACACCGGGACGATCACGCAGCTCCGCACGGAACTGTCCGGCGCGCGCGCTCAGTTCGACGCCGCAGCCGCAGCCGCGACGAACCTCACTGAGCGGCGAGCAGCGGTCGCGGCCTACAGCGCCGAGATCTCCCGCGTGCGCGTGGCGCTGCAAGGGGTGGCGGCCAGTGGGCAGTTGACCGCCCAGCAGCTCGGGAACGTCAATCGCCTCCTGGCGCAGACTGCCCGCGAAGCGCAGACCATCCGGGGCGGCGTGAATGTCGCCGGGCTGTCAGGGAACATCAGTAACGCCGTGCAGCAGCTCGTGGGGTTCGTGCCGGGGCTGGGGCAGGTGGCCGGGTTGTTCACGTCCATGCCCGCGCCCATCATGGCGACGGTCGCCGCGATCGGCCTGTTCACGGCTGCCATGGCGAGCAGCTTCAAAACAGCCGGGCAATTCCAGCAGGCAATGGCCGACATCAAGGCGCTGACCCAGCCAACCGTTCAGGGATTCCAGGACCTGCGGCAGGCGGCGCTCGACATGGGCGGCCCCTTGGGCGTCGGCCCCCGAGCCGCAGCGGCTGGGATTCTCGAACTGAACCGCGCGGGCCTGACGGCTGCCGAGGTGATCGGCGGGGGATTGACCGGTTCCATGAACCTCGCGGGCGCCGCCGGGATCGACCTGGCCAACGCCTCGAAGCTGGGCGCGGCCTCCATGACCGCGTTCAAGCTGAGCGCGGCGGATCTGCCCCGGATCGCGGACAACTTCGCGAACTTCTCGAACTCCACTTTCCTCGGCGCCGATGACCTCAGTCAGGCAATTGCCGCCGTGGGCCCGGTCGCGGTGAACGCAGGCCTGACTATCGAGCAGTTCGGCGGAATCATGGCCACCGCCGCGCAGGGCGGCTTTAAGAACATGAGCGACGCGGGGACCAGCTTGAAAACCATGCTGCTGTCTCTCCAGTCGCCCAGTGAAAACGGCGCTGCGGCGCTGGCCCGCCTGGGCGTCAACGCTTATGACGCTCAGGGGAACTTCCGGCCCTTCCTCGACACGGTGGGCGACCTGCGCGGAACGCTGAAAAGCCTGACCGAACAGCAGCGCAACGTGGCCCTGAAGGAAATCTTCGGAACGGACGCGATCCGAATTGCCACCATCCTGTACAACAGCAACACCGAGGCGATTGAGGAAAACATCGAAACGCAGGGCAAGGCCGGGGAAGCGGCCCGCATTGCGGCCGAACGCCTCAACACCTACCAGGGCGCGGTCGGCCGCCTGGAGGCGAAGTTCGAGAAACTGAAGATCGTGGTCGGCGAGAAGTTGCTGCCGGTCGCCACGAAGTTCATTGACGGCCTGAGCAGCGGCGTGGACACGCTGAACGACTTCGCGAACGGCACGCAGAACCTCATGAACTACGTGCTGCCCCTCGTTGCTGTATTCATCGGGTTCCGGGGGGCCGTGATCGCCGCAGCGGCGCCCGCTATCTGGTCGGCGCTAATGGCGGCCGTCACGACCTTCTTCACGACCGTCGGGGCGTTCATTGCGGCCAACCCGCTCGGCCTGATCGCCACCGGCGCGGCGGCGCTAGCGGCCACGGCAAACAAGATCATGGCGGACACCGCCCGGATCTATGACGAGATCGAGCAGAGCACCAACGCCTCGCACGAGGCGATGATGAAACGAGTGCGGGAACTGCGAGACAGCGGGACCGAGCTGGGCCGCACGCAGGCGCGGCTGCTGCTGGCCCAGGATCGCCTCCAGGCCGCGCAGGAAGGCGACATGACCGGCGTTGACTTCTGGGGGAACGTCACCCGGACCGTTGACTTGGAGCGGGTCGAAAAAGCCCGGAGGGAAGTGGAAGGCCTGACCAAGGAGGTCGTCGTTCTCAGGACCGAAGCGGCACGCCGGGGCGTCAGTACCGACGTCGCCACTGGGATCAACCCGGAGCGCGTCAAGGCCCAGGCCGCAGCGGTCAGCGACCTGCGTAAGACCCTGGAGGAGCGTGCCTTCCAACTGAAACTCGGTGGGCTCGAAGGCCTGGACAAGGAAGTCGCTCAGGTCGAAAAGACCTTCGACGACCTCCGGAAGAAGCTGAAGACGAGCTTCGGCGGGAACCTCAACAGCAACGACCTGAAAATGCAGTTGGCCGAATTGACAGCCGCTCAGGAGAAAGAGGTCGGCGTGGTGCGGGCGCGGTATGCCGCTGACCGCGCGAAGGAAGTCCAGAAGGAATACCAGCAGCTCACTGCCAACGCCCGGAAGTACGCCTTCGACGTGCAGCGCGCGGAACTCGACGCCATGCAGGACGGGCAGGGTAAACGGCAGGCGGCGCGGGCGCTGGAGCTGGCCGAGTTGCAGGACGAAGTGGCCCGGCAGGTTGCCGAGTACGCGAAGTTCCCTGACCTGAAAGCGAAGGTGGAAAGCGACGGTCGCCGCCAGATCGTCGCGCTGCGCCGGAAGTGGGAGGTCGAGGACGTCGAGGAGGCGAAACGAGTTCAGGAGGCCATTGCCAGTGCCGAGGGGGACGCGCGAGCGGCCATGATCGCGGCCCTGCCCGATGGTCAGGCCCGGCGAAACGCAGAGCGGGCCGAGGAGCTGGCTTCGGTTCGGCGGGGCATCCAGGAACGGTTGGCGGCGCTCGCCGAATACCCGGCAGCGCAGCAGCGAATCCTCGCGGCGGCCCGAGAGCAGGAGCAGGCCCTTCAATTGCGGTGGGCGCAGGAGGATCAGCGGGACGCGCGCGAGCGGGCCCTGCGGATCGCCCAGGCGTTCCAGGCGGCTCAGGATGCTCAGTTCGCCGCCCAGCAGGCCAGTCACGCGGCCTATCAGGCTCAACTGGATCTCGACACAGCGCGGGCTGTCGCTCAGGCTGGTCAGAACGCCCTGGAGGTGGCCCGGATCGAGCAGGCCACCCTGGCACGCCGCGCGGATCTGGCTGAAGGGCTGGCCCGCGCGACCTATGAACAGGACAGGAAGCTGGCGGAGCGCGCCGCGGCTGAGAAGCTGACCGCTGAAGGGCTCACGGCCCGCGAGGTGGCCAGCATCCGTGAGCAGCTGTACAACGACCTCGACAGCCTGGACCAGAAGTTCTCGGCAGATAGCCTCGCCCGAACGCGCGAGCGTGAGCAGGCGGAACGGGAGGCCGCTGAAAAAATCCGCGTGGCACGCATCGCTGCTGCATTCAAACCCGCCGACGATGCCAACGAGCTTGTTCGTGACGCGCAGCGCGCACAGCAGTTGGCGGACAACACCGCCGATCAACTGGTCGCGCAGCAGCAGCTCACGGCGTCTCAGGCTGAGTACGGCCAGCGGCTCGAGCAGGCGATCGCGCAGAGCCGTGAATTGGGATTGACGGAAGCTGAGCGCAACGCGAAGGTCGAAGAACTCAAGGACGCGCAGGGCGCGATCCTGACCAGCCAGCGCCAGGAGGTCGCGCTGGCGAAGCAGCTCGTGCAGGAAGCTCATGGCGTGGAAATCGGGTACGCCCGAGTGGCCCGCCTACTGAGTGACCCGAACGTCTCGACGGTGCAGCAGGACCTCGCGGACGCCACCCGCGACGTCGCTGACGCCTATGCCGAGGCGGTGCCTTACCTCCAGCAATTCAGGGATAAGTCGCTGAAACCCAGCGATTTCAACTCCGCCAAGACCGCCCTGGAGGGGTTGATCACGGCGCTCGAAGCGCAGCGGCAGAAACTGGAGGCGCTGCGCAGCGAGTACGACCGGCAGCGCACCGCGCTCCAGGGTATCCAGGACGTGCTGCGCGGTTTCGGGCAGGAGTTCGGCGACATCGGCCTCCTCAACAATGCCGTGCAGTTCAATCAGGGCACGTACAACCAAGCGCGGGCCGCGCTGACCACCCTCCTGCAGGGCGGGAAATACGACGCCGCGCAGCTGGCCGAGGCCACCCAGAAACTCCAGGCGGCGTATGGCGGACTGAAAGACAGCGTCGTGGCGGTTGGTGACGCGCAGGCCAGCGTGTTCGAGAAGGAAAGCCGCGCCCTTCAGAAAACGACCGATGCCCGCCTGAAAGTCATCGACACCCAGCTCGAAGCGGCCCGCAAGGCCGGGAACGACACCCTCGTGAAAAGCCTCGAGGCGGACCGTGACCGGATCACCCGGGAAACCGAAGCCAAGGTCGATGAGCTCGAAGCCCGCGCCGAGGCCGCCCGGAAGGCCGCACAGACCGCCCTGGCCGACCGCACCAAGGGCCTCCAGCAGACCCTCGGCGCGGTGGCGCAGGGCGCGCAGGCCGCGCAGCAGGGCGTGCAGGACCTCGGCGGGCAGGTGCAGCAGGCCGAAAAGGACATGCAGGCCAGTGCCGACCGCATGAAGGCCAGCCTCACCGGCGTGTTCAAGGGCCTCCCGGCCATCGCCGCGAGCGCCGGGCAGCAGGCCGGGCAGGCATTCATGCAGCAACTCCAGGCGCAGCTCTCCAGCGTGCGCCTGCCAGTCACTGCCGCCGCCGCGAGACCCTTGCCGGGCGGCGGCGTGACAGGAGGGGACACCTACGTGACCACGCTTTACATCAACGGGCAGCAGCAGCTCGCCCCGCAGGATCTCCAGAAACTCGCTCGTGACCTCACTCCACTGATTCGAAGTGAAGCGCAGCGCCGCAACCCGGGCGGTCCCTGCGGAGGCCGCAGGTGACAGCCCCACTCATCGCCTCACCCGTCCTGACGATCGGCTCCGTGGGCATCCCGCGCAGGCACCTACCTCCGGAGGACGCCGTCAGCGTCGAGTGGGCCGTCAGTGCCAGCGAGGACGCCCTGCTGAGCGGCTTCTTCGCCGGGCAGGTCAGTCCCGCAGGCGCGACGGGCGCGACCATCAGCATCGCCAGTCCGGACGGGTTTTACGTACCGCACGGCACTGGCATTGGCCTGGAGGGCATTCGCCCGGGCATGATCATCACCCTCACCGAGAGCTACACCCGCCCGGACACGCAGCGCACCTGGGTGAACTGCGAGGTGCTCACCGCGTCCGTCAGAGCAGTCGCCACCACGCCCGGGCGGACCGGCGCGTGGTACAGCTACACCTTCACCCTCCGCTGGCGCAAGCAGTAAGGAGCCCCATGGAATACCAGATCGACGGCGTCCCCACCGAGGACGCCAACTTCGGCCGTGTCCTCGCCGGGCAGACCGGCCCCACCATCCCCGTGCAACTCGTCAACACCGGCAGCGTCCCCCGCGCCGTGCAGCTCCGCATCCGCCAGGACGACGCCACCGCGGGCACCGGCGCGGCCACCGTCCTCCTGGCGGGCGTCCCCACCGCCCTCGGCCCGGACTGGCTGGACTGCGGCACCTTGGCGCCCGGCGCCGCCCTCACCCTGAGCTGCTCGTGGTTCACGGCGTCCGGCGCGCCCCCCGAGCAGTACCGCGCCGAGGACCTCGCGTTCGTCGAAGCCGACGTGGCCTGAGGGGCCTGAATGCCGTTCATCCTGACCCGCCGCCGCTCCCGCCTCCTGACCCTCACGCTGCGCGCCCAGACCCGCGAGATCCAGCGGCTCACGCTCACGCTGCGGGCCAGCGCCGCGCCCGGCACGTACCGCGTCACCCTCGCCCTGCGCGCCCAGACCGCCCCGGACCCCGCGCGGATCTACACCCTGGTCCTGCACGCCCAGACCACGGGCGGCGCCAGCGACCCGCCGCTACGCTCCGAGGTGCTGTACGGGCAGCCGCCCATCACCACCGTCACCCGCCTGACCCTGAACGGCGTCCTCCTCGACGGGATCTCCTGGCAGCACACCCGGCACGAGATGTACGTCGAGGCGGAATTCACGGTGCGCGGCATCGTCCGCCCCGCGCGGGGCGACATGATGAGCGTCGAGGTGCAGCAGCGCCTGCCCCGGCAGGGCCCCACCACCACCACCTATGAAGCCGTCCCGGCCGACGGCGACTACCAGATCGCCCGCACGCCCGACGGCGGGTACCGCACCACGTTCCGGGGCCGCACCACCCAGGACCAGGACCTGCAGAACACC